GCGCGTTCTCGCTGATCTTCTTCGTAGCCCTGACCGTGTTCCATTAGTTCGCCATAGTATGACATTTTTTCATTCACTCCCTTCAGTTCGTCGATCACTTCGCGGATCCCCACGGTGATTTCGGTTGTTCGCGTTTTGATTTCCATGACTTCGGCTTCCAGCTTCATACTTCGAAGACAGCGTTCAGCTGTTTGATCATAGTCGGCACAACGGTATTCTTTACAAACAGCCCATTCCCCGCTTTTTTGACCGTGTAAGCTGGTTATTGTCAGATATGGACATAATTTCGACATTATTCGACGCCCCCTTCCCCTTCCGTTGCGTCCAGGAAGTCCATGACCACCTGGCGCGTCATGCTGTCCGACAGAAGCCGAAGCGTCTTCAGGATCGTCAATGCACGGCTGATATAATACTTATAGAATGCGACCTTGTCCCCCTGGTTCCTGGCGATCCAGTACCCGACGCCATTGTCAGAACAGATCCAGTACCCTTTTCGAAGTAGTCCTTCGCGGATCAGCCTGACTTCGCGATCGCTTACGCCCAGCCCGCGCGCCAGTTCGCGACGGGTGATTCGGTTATAGCTTGACGACCTGACCAGCATGTTCAGGAACGTCATTTCAAGTCTGTCAATATCATTCTTTTTCATTTAGATTCTCCCTTCTACTTCGTGACCAGATCGAAGAACTTCTTCAGCCTGGACAGCTGTTCCATGTTTATGCGCGCCCAGTCGGTTCCGCTGTTATATACGCCCGTGACATAATACTTCGCCGTCGGCTTTTCGCCGTTCAGGCTGATCGTCATTTCCATGCCCGTCCAGTCGCCTTCGTCGTCGTCGTCGTCCCGACTTGACTGAAAAGTTTGTTCCTTGACTTTGACGTCGTATTCGTTTCTGTCATTTGAAAAGGTGATTTCCAGCCCGTCCGATAGCGACAATATTTCCAGATTTTTCGTGACGGTTTTCAGCGCTTCGCTTGTTTTCATTTCGCTTCCCCCTTCATTCCTTCGCGCCTGATCTCAACGAAGCGATCAAGTTCGGCGATTATGTTGTTGTACTTCAGACAGATCTTGTCGCCAAGTTCTTCGAAGTAAGCTTCCCAGGTTTCCGCCTTCTGATCCGTGTCCCAGCCGTTCGGATAGACTTTAACCCTGACAGACTGGACGTGTCCACTGAAGTCCACGAAGCCCGTCGGAAGCCCGTCATTCGATTCGTCGACGTATATTGAATTGACCATTGTCGGGACAGCCAGATCTATGATCCGCGAAGTGATATTCAGAAGGCGCGTCTGGATCCGATCGTGGCGTTCTATTCGTTGTGCGTTCATTTTTATTTTCCCCCTTCCAGGTAGTGCTGGAATAGATCTTCCAGCGGGTGCTTTGATTCTTTGTTGATAGTTTCCACGTCACCGCGGATCTTCGGCGCCAGCTTCCGTTCGGCTTCAGCGACGAAGTCATTGACGAATGCTTCCGCTTCTCCGCCTGGCAAGCCGTAAGTCCGAACGATCGCCCGCTTCAGGACTTCCTTTGCTGTGACCAGTGCGACGATTTCGCGCGTCAGCACGAACGTCGCGCCCATTTCAATTTGTTCCCTTTGTTTATCGTTCATTTTGTTCCCTTCCTTCCAAAAAATTCCGCATATTTTCGCGCCATGTCTTTTGCGGTTCAACGTCATACAGTTCGTTCAGTCGCTTGATACTTTCCGCTGATTTTATGCGCGGGAGAAGTTCGTTCAGACGACTACAACAGCCCACCGTCGCCCCCGTTTCCTTTTCTGTTGCGTTCCACCAGCCATATTCCGTCTTACTGATGAAAAATGTGAACCTATCAACCACGACTTTCCTTCCAAGCATTTTTTTATAAATTACTCCGTTTGTGTCTTTGTCTCGGATCGCTTCATAATATTCATATTCCTTGATCATTTCGTTCCGTCCTTCCTAAATTATCACAACGTCGACATAGCTGACGCCCATGTTGACGGCTTGTTCGTGGGTTTCAACCAGGACGTCGATTCGGTTCCCCTGGATAGCCCCACCGCGATCCATGACCACGCCGATCCGATAGGATCCGTCTGGGTAGATCAGTTTCAGCCTTGTCCCGAACGGGAAGGCGTTTGATGTCGCCAGGGTGACGTATGGAACGCCTTTTTCGCCGTTGGCACAGATCTGATCCGTTTGGCATGTTTCACAGTCCAGATCGTAATATGTGACCTTGAACTTTCCCAGGTTTTCTTCCCGAAGTTCTTCTGGAAGCGGATCCTGGTGTTCGACTATGACGGGCGATTCCATAAGATCCGATAACATGCGTCCCTGGGTTTCCTGGGCGGATATGATGATCAGCGAAGTGACCACCGCGATCGACACGCCGACCGCGATCCCCCGAAGCATTCTTCTGATTTGTTCGTTCATACTTTTGCCCCCTTCGCCTTGACTGTGATTTCAACTTCTTTCGGATCCACTTTGTAAACGCCACCCCTTGTCGTGATAAAAATATAATCGCGCATGTTTGGGTTGTTGGTTTCTTCCAAGATCCCAAGTTTCAATAATTCGCCGACCGTTCCAATTATGCCGTCATGTCCATAGTATTTCCCGCGCCGAATATTTTCGACGACTTTGGTGAAATAATTGTCTATGACGATCATGTCGCCGACCTGGATCTTCGACTTCGCGACGGTTTCATATCCCCGAACGCTGTTGTCTTTTCTTGAAAAAGTTTCGGCTTCCGAAGTTCTGACTTCGTGAATGTTTATTGTTCTCATTTTGAACCTTCCTTTCGTTGGTGAACAGTCCACCTGATGACATTATATTACTTTTCAACCAGAAGTCAATATACTTTTTCAATTATTTTTAGACAATAAAAAAGCGCCGAAGCGCTTTCTTCATGCCGTCGGGTGGAAAGGATAGGCGAACCACCGTCAAGCCTTGCTGTTTTGTTATTGTCCGCCAGTATATCGGCGATCGACGACGCGCCTGATTTCATCAATATTTGTTGCGTTGTGATCGGTGCATTTTTCCACGACAGCCATTCGTTCCGATAGGTTCTGAATTGCCTTCGTGGTTCCTTCCAGCTTTTCGATCTGTTTGTTGATCGTGCTGAATTGTCCCCGTGAATAGCCGACGAAGGTTCCTATGATCACGCCCGTGGACAGAAGGTTCATAATGAATATAACTTGCGTTGATTCCATGTCGCCCCCCTATCCCAGCCGAAGCCATTGTTTGCTTACCCACCACGGTAACGTATAACGTATTTTTACCCAGCCACCCGATTCGGCATATCCGACGACCTTCGTCCTGGGCGCCAGCTTTGAAACGATCGCGCCGTAGATAGAAGGCTTGTTTCGGACGTTCAGGTTGACCGTAGTCGACACGACATAAGTCGGGAAGACGGGATCAGCGTATGCGCCGATAAAACTGTCAGGGTGGACGTGCTGGTGGGCGGTGTTGTAGAACTCAATGTGAAGGTGTACGCCCGT